CAATTACTTTAGGAGAAAACCAAATGGCACAAGTCACATACCGTGGTGTTAAGTATGACACCAATGACTCAAAGACTCAGCAAACAAACAAGGTCGATCTAGTTTACCGTGGTGTAAAATTAGAAAAAGAACTCGTCGCTAATAAGTGATGTTAGTTACAACTGAAATCATGGTAGCATCCATGGTTTTCATGTGGTTGATCTATGCTGAAGTCAAGTTTCTTTATGGAAACACTTAAGTTTCAATAGTGAAACGTTGCCCTTGCTACATATAGTAGTTAAGGGCATTTTTTTATGCAGAGAACTCGATTAAAAGAGTTGATTACACAACTAGAAGAACTCCTAACGGAACTTAAAGTAGAAGTGTATGCTGATGCCGATTCGTATATTGACAGTGATGGTGAACAATGGTATAGTGGTGAAGACGATGACGGATACCCCGACTGACTATGAAAACCCATGGATCTACAAAGATACAACTTTCACTTCTAACGATATTGGCGATTTCTTCGGTTTCGTCTACCGCATTACAAATTTACAATCAGGCAAGCAATACATCGGACGCAAATACTTCTATCAATTCAGAAAGCCTAGAGGTAAGTCTAGGAAAGTTAAGTCTGAAAGTGACTGGAAAAAATACTATGGGAGTAGTGATGAACTTACTGCCGATAGAAAGTCTATTGGAAACGAATGTTTCAAACGTGAAATAATATCACTACATACTACAAAAGGTTGGGTAAATTACGAAGAGACTCGACAACTATTTCTAAATAATGTACTAAGCGAGAATGAAAACTATTACAACTCCAATATACTTGGCAGATACATGCGAAAGGATTACTACAATGAACAACGCATCACCTGAGATTAAAGAACAATGTGAATTCCTGTTGGACTGGATGCAGGATAGGATTGAGCAGTTACTTTTAGAAGAACTCTATGATGAAGCATATGATTTATACATGGAGTGGAATGAATGGGTTGAAGAAGCGAACCCTACTTTATTAGTGCTTGCAAAATATGAAAAGAAGTGATGTAAATTATCTTTATGAGTGGGCATCAACAACAGACTTTCCATTACGACGAGCTCCAACTGCTGTTGGTTATTCTAACAAGGATATATATTTCTGTTGGTTGAAAGCACAGAACAAAAATGGTGGCGGGGTAAGACGTTCTGTTGTTGAAGACGAAAGAGTAAGAGAGATTCTAAATCAAGAAGAGATACTTGTATCAAGTATTGCTTTGTTTGAGTCTGGAACAAAACTAGGACCTCACAAAGATCCCCCTGTGTATGGTAAAGCATACAGAAGAATTCAAATCCCATTGTACATTCCATCTGAGAGATGCTATATGGTATGGGATCACAAAAAAGTTTATTGGAAAGAGGGAGAACCTCAAGTATATGATGTAATGGATTATGTTCATGAAGGATATAATTTATCTGATGACAGTATGATGTTTTTATTTGTCGACATAGAGAAACGAGATGACAACGGTAACTTGCACTAAGTGTAACAACACTATTAGATCAAAACATGAGCATGACTATCACATGTGTGGTTGCGATAACCAGACATATGTTTGTGGTGACACTTATGGTGGACTAGACATGAAATATGTGGTAGCATTAACTGAACCAAAAGAAGAGAAAGAGACTCCTAGAGTTGGAACTGAGAGACCACGCAGAAGAACTACAAGGATGTCTGATGTAATAATTAGATGAACGTATTAAGTTATCCACCTATACTTGATTCATACTCTACGTTAATGTTGAGAGAGGAGGTGGATGCTGTCTATCCTATAGGAAATAATAAATGGATTGGCATATATGATGAACCAGAAAATATAATAGAAAAATATATTCAAGACTCCTTTGATTTTTATTTAAAAGATAAGTATCAGTTGTGGCAGAGATGGGATAAGGGTGGCATACCAGTAGGTTTTGAATGGTGGATACATGATACTATGAACTATAACACAATAACATTTCATTCTAATCATGATGATACTCATAGACGTGAAGAGTGTGGAGTGATGAAGTATCCTCTCCTATCAACTGAAACATACTTGACAAACAATGAAGATCCTACTATAATATTAGATACTCAACACGGTGATTACTGGGAAGAGTTTATAAATTTTCCACCCACTGCCATAACTTATTCTGTGCCAGAGGAAGGAAAGTTTTTAGTAACAGACCCCAGATATATTCGTGGTGTATTTGATAGCGAACCTAATAGACTTTCCCTACACTATGATGTTTGGAATTACAAACCAAAAAATCTAAATAGACTGGGAATATCATCTAGGATATTTGATTGTCGGTTCTATAAAGAAGAAGCTTCTCTACCAGTAGAGTACTTAGGTAGAACTAAAAAAGATAGAATGAATCTTTGGCAAGACTATTTTGACAGATACCAACCAACAGCGTTAAACTCAGGAGAGACATGGAAGGTGACTCAATGATCGAAATAACTCAACAGGAGTTTGAAGATCGCAAAGACTACTACTGTGACAAAGCAGAAAGTGGCACAGTGGTGCTTGTGGAAAAGCCTGACGGTGCTAAAATATTAGTAGTTCCACAGAATCCAAACGACTTAAATTATGACTACCTCAGAGACCACGACGATGCGTGCTAAGACAGAAGTTATTCTAGAGCGTTATCCATATCGCTTTGTCCAGAAAGGTTTGCTAGAAAACAATGGTGCACCTGACTATCGCATACAAAAGTTCAACGACATACAGAAGAGATACTATGACATGTATTATCTTGACAGTGCTGCACAGTTAGATTGTGCTATCGAAGATCCAGAGTATGTCAAATGGTTAGACCCAGACCCAGAGGTTGCAGCATATCCTAGGAAAGGTGACAGTGTATCTTATGAATCCGCTGTCTAAATAGTTAAAAACTATTTTGTATAATGGACTGGTCACCACAGATAATTGTAAAGGCAGAGGATAGTAACTCTATCCCTACCTCCGTTACAGCAATAAAAACATTTGAGACTGGATTCCCAGATCACAAGGCAACTATACATTGCATTGGTAACTTCGGTTATGATCTTGTAAAGGAATTAGCATCATCTGGTGGTCATAAATTAATACATCACATTACATCTACAAAAAGATCTCAGTTAGTATATGAGATCACAAGAAGAACAAGGTTGCCCATTGCATTGATTGCAGGGACAACCGTTTTTTATGAGGATGTAAGTGGATATACTACAACAAAATTATTTGGTGCAGATATATTACCAGAGTGGAATCTTACTGACAAGGTAGTAAATATAGAATCTGTAGAAAAGACTCTTATATTTGTAGCAAAACCAGTACAGGTAATCTCAACCTTAGATGAGATAACAAAATTCACATCATCATTTGTAGCAACTGAAGGAAAGAACAGTTCTAAGTGGGGTGCTCAACAAGTTGTAATGGGTGGCAAGATATACAACCAGACATCTGGTATCTTTAATATGCTATACAATTATGATCATTCATATGTGACAAACTTTAGTAACAAGACAGCAGATAAGTACGAGACAGTGTTTGGTGGTTCTTCTATATCATCTACCATGGCAAAGTTAGAAGCAACAGGACATGACACCAGTAAATTCATGGACTATATAAACGCTGCACTTAACGAAGATTGGGAAGGAGTCAAAGGATATCGTAAAGTTTTCATAGATTCTATAAGTTAGACTCGTATATATAAAACAGAATAAATTTTTATTATGCCAGAACCAGTTAAGAAAACTCCTCCAAAAGAGGAGAAGAAGGGTCTCCTAGGTAAGTTAAAAGATGCAGCAGATGATAAGGAAGAACAACTGTTTATCCTGAGTGCATTCGTACGTCTTGGAATTTTAGTTTGGTCGGGTGGGATATTAACATTAGCGTATGTTGATTTACCTCCTGCATTAAAAATTCCTAAACAGGATATGGATCCGACCTTTATAGCTTCTGTGTTTACAGGAGTCGTAGCTACCTTCGGTGTCTCCGCAGGAGGTAAGAAGAAAGGAAATGGTGCAGATAGTAGTGCTAACATAAGCAAGAAGGATATGGAGTTCCTTATTGCTAAGGCATCAGAGACTGCTCCCGCACAAACCATCAGGATTGAATCAGGTCCTGTAAAAATAGTCCCAGACAAATAAGATCATGCAAAAAATTATTAACGGAATCGCTATCTTCTCAGGTGTAGTAGCACTTAGTGTAGTTGGTGTTGGTGGATATGTATTCATCAGAAAGGATGCTATCATTGATAGTGTAAAAGAAAAAGTTATGGATGCAGTCATGCCTGACATAGGTGGCGGTATCATGGAAAGTATTCCTGATATGACAGGCGATGCAATTCCAAACGTACCCATGCCATTCTAATGAGAGACCAAGGATCTGTAGGAGATGAGACTCCTGCTATCAAATATGATAGAGCACTTGCTTTATTCACAGAGTCAGTCTTAGCACCTGATCATCAACTGAGAGGTTGTGCACACAACCAAGGGTGCTATGATGAACTGATGGAGATCAGAGAACATGTCTTAGAATATCTCAAGACACTAAGAGAAGTCACACATCATACACATGCAGATGAGAGTGACGAACTAGAGACAGCAAAATTATTAGAAGTAAAAGCACTAAGTAAGTGGAGATAAGTTGAAAAAAAATTTTCGGTAATTTTTTTCACGTGAGGTTTTTATGGATGATGTTATTAGCATACCTAACATTGGAATCCAAAAGGTAGGTGTGAATGAGATTCAAATACCAAATGTAACAAAGACAGTTCCAGTGTATCAACCACCACCAGTGGTAGTTAATATTGGTGTGCCGATAGTTGATATGCCAGGTTGTGTAAAGTTTCACCCTGATGCAAAGAAGAATAGAGAACAACCTAACTTGAAAGAAGAAGATGCTTCTAACGTCAGGGTTCTTTGTGATGCAGATTATCCAACGTATGATGCGATGGATTATACACCAGAAGATTTAAACATATACAGAGAGACACCACCACCAGTTGTAGAACCACCACCAGATCCACCTACCCCAGAGACACCTGACACAGGAGGTGTAGGAGAAGAAACACCATGTCCAGGTCCTGCTCAACTAAGAGTGGGAGATGTAACACAGTCAGGTGATGAGAAAGTTGTGGGTCATGAACTACAAGGCACTACCTGTGTGACATTGTACGAACCTACTTCAGCAGTGGAGAAATACGTTCCACCTATAAATCAGGTGACCTCAGTGACAGCACTAGCAGTTGTTGCTACAGCGGGTGCTGCTGCCACACCACTGTTAATAAGAATCATAAGACCCGCAGTAAAGAAATTAATTACAACTGCTCAGAAAAAATTAGGCAAAAAAATTACGAAACCCACTCGTCAAGATATTATAACGGATGAGTATCGTAAGAAGAAGGGACTACCTCCTATAAAACGTTAGTTACCTATAGATATTTCTTTTAATGTAGAAGCATCTCCATTAGGTTTTGGATTGTTCCTGTTGTGAATTATTTTATTAGGTGTAATTGAATGTACGTGCTCACCTACTACGCCAGGTGGGTTTATAAGCATCACGTCTGCACATACACTATAATAAGGAGAGTTTGGATGGAATACGATACCCTGTTTTTTCAATTCTCCACAATTTTTTAATCTGGCTATCTCAAAGTCAAGGCGTTTGTTAGCAGTTAGTTGCAGACGATATGCATTGTGTATCTCAACTGCTTTCTTACATTGTTCCATTGCTTTCTTATCTAATGGTATAGATATCGTTGCACTGAATCCTATGTTTATATTCTGTGTGGATTTCTGTCCTGTCCTAGTAGGAACGTAGTAGAGTATCTCACCAGGTGAGTCAGGTATATTATCATCATTATTATCTGCCATGTTGTAGACAGGATCATTGAAAAAAGCCTCGTAAGGATCTTGCCATGTTCCTGTCCTAGTGATGTATGGTGTGAAGTTGGCGGTAGCACCTTGACATTGTATGCCATCTCCATATGTGTTTGTTATATACGGTCCTTGTAAAACTTGTATTGCCTGGTTGGTCACTGAGCCTGAAGAATTCGCGACTGGATTTGCTGTCGCTGATACACCACCAACGTCTGTTGCATATGAAGGTAAGCATGTAGCAGTAGATACTGCTAATGCACCCGCTAATTTGAGAATATGCTTGTACTTTCTGTGACGCTTTGGACGGTGGTTTCTCTCTGTATTATCGTGTGAGTCTGAAGACCTGGTCCTGAATAATGCTCTGTGAATTGGAAGGAATTTCCTGGTGTGGTCTGCTGCCAATTCGGTTTGTTGTTTGATGATAAATCTAGTCCAGTCCATGTTGAAGTCACACCGTCTACGGTATTAGTTTGTGTTGATACTACGTCAGGAGCAACGTTAGTTGATCCATCCTCTAATTGTATGCCTGAGCCACTGACCGAATAAGTCCAGCCTGTCGCATAATCCATCGAATTTATGGTTTCTGACGTCGTAATCGTTTGCGTGGTCGTAGAAGTCATCGAGCCTTGAGTGAAATTCGGGACCACAGGCACAGCATACACAGGTGCAGCAACTGCTACACCTATAGCATATACTATATATGTACCTCTTTTAAACATAATTATAGCAATTAACTATTGGATAGTCAATTCTGTCACGAACTGTGCTGTCGCTGAAGTTCCACTTCCACCACCAACTGCTGTTACAGTGTGTGCTGATGTCACTGTACCTGTTCCAGTACCACTACCAACTGCTGTTGATACCTGATTACTGTAAGGACTTACTGCACCTACAGCTGGTGCTGTGGTAGCAATAACATCGCCTTCAATGAATGACTGAGAGAAGGAATATGCACCCCCTGCACTTGTCTGGGTCGCTGTAGCAATAGATCCTTGACCAACTCCGTCAGTTAATGATCCTATTCCACCAACCAAATTGTCAGCAGAGTTACCGCCACCAACATCCATAGTCACACCAGATCCAGATACTGTGTACGTCGATCCAATCCTTTCAACCTGAGTTGCTGCTGCATTCGTAATTAATTGAGTGCTTGATGTCATGCGGTGTGTGATGTCCGCTAATACAGGTGAACTAAAACCTGTCAATA